GGTGTCATGCATGGGTACTCATCGAACCCCTTTTTCTGGAGGTAGCTGTCTTCGTTGCTGCCCTTCTCCCAGTAGACCGAGAGGTAGGGCTTGCCGTTGTAGTCCCGTTTGCTTGGGTTGTGCTCGGGGTTGGGCAGGATCACATGGTAGATCTCGATCAACTCCATGTAGCTGCCATTGTCGTAGAGGTTCCGCACCATCTCACTGACGTTCTTCCTGCCGAAGAATCCCATGCACTGGCGCACGGTCATGGGGATATCCCTTGTCAGGATGTCCACCATCATGCGGTCGTTGGTGCCGATCATGTAGCTGCCCACCGTGAATGGGTAGGCGTGGACCACGTTCTCGAAGTCCTGGAACACAGCCATGGATCCGGTGCCGAAGACGCCCTCCTCCCCGTACAGGACGTGGAGAGCGTTGTAGATATTGGAGCTGGCGAAGATCCTCATCAGGATGGCCCGTGTATCGTGCAGCCACTCCTTGACCTTGGTGTACTCATTGAGCTCGTCGTCAGCTGTGCCCATCCGGAACCAGGGTCGAGCTGGCGAAGTGATACCGGCCATCATCCCTGACTGCAGTGTCCTGGCTGCCCTGGTCGCCGTGTTATCGATGATCTTGGTGAAGGTGGGCAGCTTGTTCCGGTCCGTCATCAGGAACCGGCCACGACGAGGCATCAGGAACTCCTGAAGGTCCTTGTAGTGGTTCAGTACGGGGCGATGTTCATCGTACAACCCCTCCCTGGTGTTTTCGAGGAGCTCGCGTAGGTTCTTCATTTACCGCCCCAGTAGTGTCTTCTTCTGGACGTTCTCATCCTCGGACAGGAGGCCCTGTGGTCCGGTGAGTAGGGTGCCACCCTGGCCGGCCATAGCGCGTTGCTGGGCAGTCATACCTGCTCTGGCACCTGCGCCGGCATCCGGAGACCGTTGTGGTGCTGAAGGTGGGGGTGGTGCTGGAGGTGATGATCCCATGCACATGAGCAAATCCTCTTGTCTGTTGTCTGATAGTCCTGGGAATCCCAGTCAGCACAGAGGATAGCACCGGGGGCTATTCAGTCAGCAGGCTTGACATCTCAAGCATAGGGGTCGTACTCCGATTCAGCTTTGTATCGGTCTCCGGATTCCCGGGGATCGATCACGGGGGTGTCGATGTTGGACAGGACACAGGCGTCTCCCTCATCGGGTGATCTGCCTATCCGATCACACAGCTTCTCCTTGGGCTCGATCTTGATGTTGCCGCTCACCACCTCGAAGGTCGGCGCACAGAGGTCCGCTCTCAGTCTGGCGCTGGGTGGCAGGCAGATACCTGTCTCGAACTGGGGATCCAGGGCCTCTCGCATCCGCCAGTACAGCTCGCCCCGCAGGTTGGTGAACCCCAGCCTCCCGGAGTGGTCGTGGGCATAGGATCTGCAGGACCCGATGACCGAGATTACCTGGATCTTGTTGGCATCCAGGGAGTCCACCACGCTGGTGCCCGGGCCGATGCCATCCACATGGACTGGTGCCCCATTGCGTCGGGCCACGATGATCTTGCCGGCCACGGCTGGACCGTTGACAGTCACCTCTCCCGGCAGCTTGATCGGCTCGTCGAACCAGTTGCTGGGTCGCTTGGCCATGATGATGGTGCTGTCCCTGCCTCCCCTGGATACATCCACTCCCATCGAGATCATGGGTCCGTGGTTCAGGTGCTTCCTCTCCTTCCATCGATCCTGGGCCACCATCACCCAGGCTGTGGGTATCATCTGCCAGGGGTCATCCTCCATGCCTGCCAGGAAGTCACCCTTCAGCATCTGGGATCTCAGTGGCTCGGGCAGGGCCTGCAGCGTGGCCATGTATCCTGTCTCCACCAGGAACGGGTTGTCCCTGATCTTGGAGGGGATGAAGGTCCTGGACTGCGGGATGATCTCCTCTCCCTCGAACATGAATCGGGAGTTGTCTGCCACCTCGTGGTCCTCACCGTTGTAGGTGGCGAACCATCTGAGCCCCCCGGGTCTGGCTGGGTTGGGGTGCTCTGCCTGCAACCAGGGGCCGAAGTATTCAATGATCCACTGTCCCTCTGCCGTGGTGGGAGGGTTGAAGCACATCATGGTCTGACATCGTTGGGTTGGATCCGTGGTCCTCACCCAGCCCATCAGGAACCGTGCCTGGATTTCGAGGAAGTTGGCAGCCTCATCGAGGACCAGCAGGTCGCGTGGTCTCCCCTGGTACTTGGTCTCATCACCTGGGTTGGGTGTGGATCCGAACTCGATCTGCCTGCCTCCTGGCAGCCTCCAGATCTTATCAGACCCGTTGTACCCCTGCCTGCTCCCTATGAGCTCGGTGAGCCTGTCAATGATGCCGGTCAGCTGTGTGGCCTCCCGTCTCATGATCATGGTCTTCTTGTGGCGCACCAGGGCGGCACCGCAGGCTAAGTCGGTCTTGCCCCCGCCGGCAGCTCCACCGTAGCCCAGGACGTCGGCAGCTGAGTCGAAGGCTCGGGTCTGGGGTCCAGGCAGTGCTGCCCAGGCCACGGTCTCCTTGTGGTGAGCCAGCATGGCCTCCACCTCTTCCAGGGCGCTGGTCCCCTCCAGTTGCTTGAGGACGGCGGCGATCTCACTCACCCCCATCCCGTCTACGGCGTCAAGTAGTTGATTCAGGCTCACGTAGTCCCTCCCTCATGATCATGATCACCCTGGCCGCCTTCTCATACGGCGACATGGTGTTGACGGCAGCCAGGGCCACCGGGGTCTCACCACCTTCCAGGACGTTGGTCTGGCGTGGTCCGTATCGTCTGGGGTTCTGCACTGCGGCCAGCTTGAAGCGTGTCTCCACTCTCAGCTTATCCCGCTGCACGTCATCCGGGAAGCCGGCACCCATGGTGGGCAGCTGACCGTCAGCGATGGGCTTGTTCTCGTCCACGATGGCGTCTGCCCCGATTGCCTTGGCGAGGTGGTATCGGGTCTCCAGGGTGGGGTTCTTCATCATCCACCTGTACCATGTGCCAGCCGTGGGCATGTCGTCATCCCGGCAGATGGCAGACAGGGATTCCCCGGTCACCAGTCTCTCCAGCACCTTCTCCACCGTGTACTCGGTGTACAGGTTGCCGGTACTCACCTTGGGAGGCTGCAGCCATCCCGGCAGCCCAGTCTCAATTAATGCCATCTCAGTTTCCTCTGTACTTGATTCCCAAACAGGCCAGGGCAGCGATGTGGTCGCCCTGGCACCTTGTTCTCAGTTTAGACCTATCCCGCAGGATACCCAAACGCTTGGCCCGGGTCATGATGGCGACCTCAGACCTGTGCCTCATGTACCGCCGGCAGTACTCAGGGCCGAGGTCTCGATAGCACTGTCGCAGCACCCAGTCCTCGTAGCCGGTCCAGTTCCGTCCCCGGATACCAAGACGTTGTGCTCGTTGTGCTATGGCCCCTGTGGAGCGCACAGAGCCTGAGGCCCCCAGCTTCTCCTGCACCATGATGGCCTTGCCCCCTGCATAATGCTCGCATACCAGGGCGTCTTCCCACTTATGCCATTGTCGTTTATCAGTCGCCATTCACAGCCTCGAATACCATACCAGTTCCAACCTTGGGAATTAAACAACCTGTGACAACTGGCCCTTTTGGGAGAGAAGGTAAAATACTCTCTCTCTCTCTAAGAGTGAACTCGCTCATCCCCACTCCCACAGTGCCGTGTTTCCCACTCTCACAGATATTCCCTCTTTGTACTTCTCAGGACCCAGGGCCAGTTGTCACAGTTCACGATTCTCATTCCTACCCATCTCACTGATACAGCGGGATCCACTGATACAGCGGGACACCAGGGAACCGCATTCCCGAACTGTGACAACCGGCCCAAACAAGCACATTCGTCCTTTAATTCCTATATGACCCATTCCGCTCTCACAGGGGTGTCCTTTAATTCCTATATGACCCATTTCACTCTCACAGGGGTCTCTTCCCGCACCTTTGCGAGATCAATTTGCCTCTCCGTTTCTGGGTCTTCGAGAGCCTCCTCGACTTCTCAGTACGACGCCTTTTACCCATGGCCCTGCGGCTGTCCCTGAACTCCTTGTACATGTCATCATACCAACCCTTCGGTTGGACCTTGGTAACCACTGGCATGTCCTCCAGGATCTCCAGGTAGCGGTCCTCGTAGGCGCTTGATAGAGGGTCACCCCAGCTCATTGGTAGAACCTCTTCTCGATGTGCTTGTCCATGAAGTCGCGCTTCACGGTCTCCATGGCACCCACCATGGTGAACGGGCGGTCCCCGCTGGCCCAGGAGTCTGTGACCTGTCCATCCTCGCTTACCGTGATGATCAGGCAGTTGGAGACGGCATTGACTCTGCAGTGGTCCACCGCCTCGGCCAGCCTGTCGAAGATGTCAGGAGGTGTGACTGGTGGGCCTGAGATATCCACGATCTTCGGTTTGTCACTCATACCAGATCCTCATAGCAATCGATGCGCTTGGCACCACGGGGACGGGTCAGGTTGGATACCTTCAGGATGAGCTCGCCCTGCTTGAGGGCCTGGGCCTCCAGGTAGGAGATGCGCCTGTTCTGCGCGGTGGTCTCATCTTCAAGTCTCTTGATCCTGCTCTGCTCAGTCGGGTAGCTCATAGCTCCTCCAGGTAGGCGATAGGTTTACCCAGGTACTTGGCGTAGGCGATCTCCCGGGCTGTTGAATGCCCGATGTATCCGCCGATGTTCACCACAGTTCACCACATAGATGGAGTCAGCCATCTCAATCTTCTTGAAGTGCAGGGCATCCATCTCATCCTCGACGCCCTCCTGCTCTCCTATGTGGTGGATGTCGCCATTGGCATCCGGAGTCATGCCCTTATCTTCGCAGTACCACTGGGGCAGCAGGTGCAGGCCCAAGGCAATGGCCCCGCCTTTCTCGAACTCCCAGGCCAGCACAGCCATCTCCCCGCAGAACTTGGAGGATCCACAGAGGGTAATGATCCTCGGTTTCGTCATCGATACCGGGATACCTTCAAAGTGTTTGGTATCGCTCATAGCTCCTCCGTCTCATCCAGGACGCCTTGGATCTCTGGACCCAGCTGACCGGGGGCTCTCGCCTTCAGGTCCATCAGGTATTCTCTCAGGATCACGTTATCAACCAGCCGCGTGGCTGCCAGGGCGTGGGCATCATGGGATACCGCAGTGGCCAGGGCCACTTGCTCCCGCATCTCCAGGTTGATGTCATTTGCCGTCTTGATCCTGAGATGGAGCTCCTCGTTCTCATTGGATACTTTACGGTAGGCCCACTCCGCCTTGTCTTTGGCGTTCTTGTAGTCAACGAGGGTGAGGTTGGCCTGATCCAGTTTGTCATCCAACATCTGGTTCTCGACATGAACGTCGCTCAGCTCGCTATTCAGGTAATTGACATGAGCCTGGAGTTCTTTAACCCGGTCATCAACGCCCTCTCTCTCAGCCATCAGGCCCTCGATGATATCAGCCGCCTTCTCGGGCGGGAGGGGGGAGGTCAACTCAGGTATCGCGTACACCTGTATCCTGGCGACCTCCTCCTGTAGTGATGCCACCTGGATCTCTAACACTTTCAATCTTGCTCTCTTCTTCATTTTCTTCTCCTAGCCCGAAGTTGTTGAACGTATGCGCGTTGCTGTTCATAACCCTGGCGCACGGCAGGATTAATCATCCACATGACGTGGTTGTTGGTTCCCTCTTCATACTTGATCACCCACTGGTATTCCTCCAGGACCTGCATGACGTCCTTCAGCAGGGTCACCTTGTCCCAGTCCTTCATGCCGGTAGGTATCTGCCTCCTGGCGCTCTTCTTCAAGCTGCTGAGGCTAATGGTCTCTGTCTCCACCGTCAGCAGGTGGTGAGCCACCCAGGACTCCAGACTGCTCTTGGTCAGGCCGGCAACCTCGCCATACACATAACGCATGCTGGGCACGATGAACTCAACCATCAGGTCACAGGCCCGTCTCATGGTCTCCTTGGTTACCGAGACATCCAGGGGGCTTTCGAGTAGGTGAAACAGGAATGCGATGCGGCCCACCTGACCCTCCAACTTGGCGAAGGAGTTCAGGTAGACTGAGTTGGCCATCAGGACGTTCTCTTCTTCCAGGGTGGCATCGTACCAGTCCCTGAACTGATCGAAGACGCCGTAGGCCTCAGGGCTCAGCTGGTAGTGACGCCGGCCCAGGGCGTGGATCCCCCTCAGCACGCTGTCCCACTGGTCACCGGATTGCAGGAACTCAGGCATATTATCGCCCTTGTTCACCAGATTACGTCGAAGCGTGACAGGCAGGAATCGTTGCAGCAGGCCATCCTGGGATAGCCGCTCGATGCTCTCTTTCAGCACCCGCGGCTGCACGTTGCCATAGATGGATATGGCCATGTTCTCGATTGATATTGATCCGGATCCGACACGGTCCAGGGCGTAATGCCCACCATTGTGTGACTGCGTCCAGACCGATCGATCATCACTGGTCCTGGGATCGGTGGCCTTGCGGATCCAGCTGGCCATCTCATCGAGGTGGCACAGCAGGCCCTCAGGTCTGGACTCCAGCATCTTCACCACCTTCTGGGTAGTGATGTCGGTGATCTTGAGTCGCAGAGGCTGGGGCCGCCTGGGCGCATCAGGGACCTCAGGAGGCACCTCATTACCCACCCGCTCACCATCCATCTGGTACTCCAGGTAGGCGGCCCTGGCGGTCTCATGCACCATGACAGCAGCATCGTAGTCCAGCAGGTCCCGGTCGTGCTGCTCGTGGTGCTCCATCTCCATTGGCACCAAGGGGGCCAGCATGGGGTCAGCCCCGGGCGTCTTCTTGGCACCCGGGTCACCGATGGCCATCAGCCAGATGATGGGTCGTACTTTGAATCCTGCCTTAAGGGTGAGGGTCGAACCCGCATGGGCCACTGCGCTAACAGCTGATAGTCCTGCGAGTAGAGGCACCAGCACGTCACATCCAACACTTGCGGACACCTCGTCGGCTCTTCTTCGTAGAATCTCCGGCCAATGTAGAAGGTCAGGAGCTGGTTGCTTTGCTTGTATTGCGGCAAAGATATCGAGGGCCTCTGGCTGTTCTTCCGGTGGTCCAAACAGCTCCAGGGGGGAGGGCTGTGGTCGTCGCCAGCCTCCAGCCTTGGCCAGTCCAAATAGTGTAGCAACGGTTCGACCCTGGTCTGGTCTGAAAGATCGCCAAATGGTTTGTAGTTCTTCGGCACCTGGGTATTTGTCGGCTGGGCTGTTATCGGGTCCAGCAGACCAGTCATGCCACACCCAGAATGCAGCCTCGCCATCGCCTGAATGTTGTCCCGCCCAATGGAGCGCCATGCCCACAGCAACCCAGTTGTCCCGATCAATATCAGGGGTAATAAAGCCCAAAGCGTGGTTGATTTCATTCCAGGATGCCTTCAGTGGTTGTCCAGTGGGGATGGTCCGCTGTGCGTCTGTCTGCAGCAGACTCTGCCAGTAAGCCAGGAGTTCTGGGGGAATTAAAGGCAGGTTTTCCCATTTCCCCAGACCGCCCCAGGTGTAGGGCTGTTTGGTATCAGGATGGGTGGTTGGCGGGAGTACGTCCTGGACCGTGGCCCCGTTGGAGGTGCCGCATCGGAAGTCCAGGTAGTTGTACTTGGATCCATCAGGCCGTTGGTCTATCAGCTTCTTTGATGGGAGTATCAGGCCGTCTGGCATTCGATACAGTAGCTTGCCATGGCCGGCCCTCCCACTGTTGATGGTGACCGCGTTGTCGGCCTCGAAGAGACCGGGGAGACTGATGCCATGCTCAGCCAGCTCCACGACTGCCCGATCCCACTCATCCACGTCCAGGGCCATAGTCTGACTCCAGGCGTGGGCAAGACCCATGCCGGCACCAGATGGTATCTGATTGGTGTCTCTGACGGCGTTCTCGGGTCTATTCCATCCTTTGGTGTTGGGTCCCTTGGTCCCGGGGGGGATGGGGACCAGCGCCCATTGATGGCGGATGTATGCTTCTGCTGCGGCGGGGTGGTGGGAGGTCATGGCTTGCATTG